GTTCTGTTAGTTCAGAATCTAATGGTTGTTTACCATCTATCTGTGCTTGGATTCCGCTAGTAACACCATCAACATATCCTAGTTCGGTTGCTGTTACTCCTGTTGGAATACCATCTAAAACATTTAATTCTGTAGCTGTAGAAGTTATATCATTAACAAAAGTTTTTTCTGTATCTGTGTATGCGTTGGTATTACTGTTTGCTTCATATGCTGTTTTTATTTCTGCATTAGTCTGATCTGCGGTTGCTCCAGTTTCTATTCCAGCTAACTTTGTAAAATTAGCAGAAGACATACTACCAGCTACTGAGCCAGAAGATGCTTGTAATTTAGAGCCTTCAATTGCAGCCGATGCGTTAACGTCAGCATTGACAATAGTTCCGTCTTCAATTTTTGTGCTATTTATAGCACCGTCTTTTATATCACTTTGTCTAATTAATTGACCACCAGCTTCTTGAGCTGAGTAAAGCAATTGAGTATGGTTGTTGTTTAAGTCAGCTGCTCGTATTGATGAGCCAGCAGCATAAACTGCTTGAGCTGAGTCAACGTTAGTATTTCTATAAATATGTACATTGACACCGCTTCCAGGAGCTGAGTTAAAGACAATATTTGTATTAGAAATGGTGTAGTCATTATTTGTTTGACCACTTGTATTTTCAGTTTTTAAAACGTTGTTAAGTTCTACCTTTACAGCGTTGTTCGATAAATATGGAAATGTAAAGGCAAAGGTTGTGGTGGAACCATTGCCTGTATAAAAATGTTCAGTTGTCGCCATTTGTTTTTACAAACGATTTGTTATTTAGTTGTGTTGTGGTGAGTGGATTATCGGGTGGGTATTAATGTCTGTTGTAATGTTTGATCTATATTTCCTTCTTTTACATAATGTTCTTTGACACGCTTGTTATATTCACGTTGTCTAATATTGGCTAATGTTTCTTTATCTAGGTTTAATTCTGCCTGTCTTTTAGCATCACTAAATGCTCTATCTAATCTGTCAAATACTCCTTTAAATTTTTCAGTAGGTAAATCTTCACTAGATAAACCCATCTTTCTAGCAGCTTTGACAATATTTATAAAACCTTTAATACCATTTAATTCTGGATATTTAGAACCTGTATAAACAAGTTTATTAGCATCCTTCATTATTGTTGCTATTTCTTTTTTATAAGTTCCTAGCTCTCCCATCTTGCTAAAGATCGCAGATTTTTCTCTTTCTTCTAATTCAGCACCACCAATACTTCTATTAACTTTAGTTAGTAAGTCATACTCAACATCTACTAAAAATTGTTTTTCAGGACTAATACTTTCAGAAAATTTAATAGGACTATATGTATTAGCAAATCTCATCCATATACTTTCTGGATAACCGACTTTGGTTCCATCAATAGGATCAAACTTTTCAGGTAGTGCTCCTTGTGGGTCAAACATATCTAGCCAACCGTTTCTATTTCTCCAGCCTTCTAGCATGCCACCTTTCATTTGACGTAAGGCTGGATTAATAACCCTACCCATTTCATTACGCCATGAACCTAGTGGTCCCATTGCATTGTTTCCAAAACTTGCAGCCCATCTGTTAAATGCAAATCCATTACCTTGGAATATGTCATTCATAGGTTCAAGATTTGATAAAACTGATCTAGAAGTAATAGAAGAAGCAAATATATAAACTAATTTCTGTAAGGCATTTTCAATACCTTTTTCACTCATTAAGTCAAAGTTGTCTACAGTGTCAGCCACAGTAAACATCCAGTCACCTAATGGACCTAGGATATCTCCACTAGCCCATGTTTCAGTCCCGGGAATCTTATAGCTTCTTTTTTTCCAATTTAAAGAATCTCTAACTCTTTGCCTTGCTTTGTTGTAGTGACCATTTCCATGAATCCTATCTCCCATTGCTGCATTAACTGCAAGCATTGTAAAGACAGTACCCATAGCAACTTTACCTTTAACTTCATGTCTTATCGTTCTAAACTTTTGTAGGTATGTTTCATCAAAGACTTGTCCTCTAGATTCAAGTATTTCTTTTATTTCTTCTGGACCAAAATCAGTAATCTTTTTATTACCAAATGTTCCCCACATCTTTTTATAATCATTAGAAAGAATACCCATTGGACTATATTTTCCAAAGGTATCAATAATGTTTGCAGATGTTCGTGGAAATAATAAAAACGGTTTAAATACAGGATATCTATTGACTAGATCATTTAATCCTTTAACTGTATCGCTATCTAAGTTAAGAGCTATTTCACTATTGAGATAGTTAACTCCAGCATCATCAATCATGCCTTCATCATCAAACATATCTTTTCTTATTTTTTCAGATAACTCATCTAAATTCTTTTTAGAAAAATCCTTACCATCTTTAACAAGTTGATTAAATGCTCTTGATTTAGCTTCAGTACTAGCAACAACTGATCTGGAAAATCCATCCATTGCAGTCATACTATTAGCACCAAATCTAAGCCAAGGGTCATCTCCCATAGCTTGTAAGTTTTCGTACAGAGTAACTAAAGCTTGTGGTCCGTATTCGCCTTTAGCTTCAGCAGCTTTAGCATACTGTTGTAGTACTTCTAATTCGTCAGCTACTTTATTAGCAATATCTTCTCTCATTACATAAGAGACTTTACTAGGATCTGTAGCTACCTTTCTATAAACTTTACTCATATGCTTGGTAGCATTAATTAAAGTATCATCCATAGAAAAATATGTGTAATGAGCTTTTCTTATCTCTGACCAATCTCCACTTAATCCAGCACCTATAAGAGTCGCCATAGGTCTAGCAGTTAAACCACCTAAGTTACCTTGTAAAGCTTTAATAGGTGTGGCAAAGGCAGATAGAGTTGAGTTATAAACATTACTAAACCAAGCTCTGTTTATAATTGGAGCTACGTCTGGATTACCATCAATAATTGCTTTTTTAAATACACCTAACTTTTCAGATACCATCTTATTAAGTTGGTACATTGAATTTATATCTCCGTCAGTTAACTCATTAGCAAGTAATAAAGGACGTAAGAAATCAGGATTAGTTTTAGCTGTATCTCTTAAAGTTTGTGCATAGTTTTTAGCGTTAGGTATTAGATCAAGAAATGTTTGTTCACGTTCAGAAAGCATTGCTTCGCCAGCAGCTTTCATTACTTTTGGATTCTTAGTATTACTTGCTTTTTTCCAAGTGTTAGTAAATGCAAGAGTAGAACCAGCATCATATGCATGTAAACCTTTTTCAACTAATAAATATTCCAAACGGTCAGCTATTTGATCTATAGCTCTTTCCATTACCATGTTGTCATCCATAAGTCTGACACCTTCAGCAACATCAGATACTTGACCAGCTAGTGACGTAGCTAAATAAGCTCTAGCTTTTTTTGTATCTAAATCTAAAAGATCATCACTTAACTTTTTAATAGTTTTAACTACAGCGTTATATCCTTTAGTACCTACTACTTTGTTTACTCCATCTTCTAAAGTTTTTTTAGTCTCATCTAATAGTTTTTTCATATCCCCGGGAGACATCCTCGGATCAGATATTATTTCTGATAAACGATTACCAGCTTCATCTATTTCATCAAATGTAAGTCTTTTACCAGATGCTAATTCAGCTGAATATCTTCCACCGTTTTTAATTTCTTCTACTAATGATTTAATTAAAACTTCTTGAGTTCTATTATCTACTTCTAAACCATATTTAAGAGATGCTTCAGTTACAACACTACCTAAACGTCCATAAGTTGTATCAACGTTTTTAGATATACGTGCAGCATCAACAGCAGCTCCTAATATACCGTCAGCATCTTTTGTTCTTACAGCAGATTCGCTAGGGTCAAACACATCATCAACTCCAAGCATTGGATCTTTAGAGTTTGGATTAGTACGTTTTAGATATGCACCTAAATTATCTAGTTCTTTTTCTCTTCTAGCTGCATTACGCATTATGGTATCTTCGATTGGATTCTCTGCAAATTGAACGTCAGAAAATTCATCTTTAGTTAAACCATTTAATCTTTTTTGTAGTTGTGAATTTTCAGAAGTAAGTTTAATAGTGTTTTCTAAACTTTTACCACTTCTAGTGATATAAGCTACTCCTTCAACAACACTAGACAATAATCCAAGGATTGCTCCTTCATTGACATTCTTTTGTCTTTTAATGTCAGGACTGTCGCCATCATTAGTTGCCCATGTTTCAGGAATAAACTGATATGTTCTCGGCCAGTATTTTTTTAAAGTACCAAATAAATTATCATCTACTTTGTTTTGTTCAGCCACAAAATCAACAGCTGCTCCAGTACCAACATCAGCACCAAATTTAGAAAAGTATGCAAATGATTGTCTGTTGCCTAGTTTCTGTAACCATGGAGCTGTTTTACCAGATAGATGTAATTTAGTAGCTCCTTTTATAAGCATTCCTCTAAGACCTAAACTTGGAATAACAAGTCCAGATATGTTTCTTACAGCATTTGCTACATCGCTTTCATACTTCTTAGGTTTTTCAATGTTTAATTTATTTCCATAAGGCAGAGCACTTGTACCGAAATTCCATGCATCAGTCATTGTGTCAACGACACCTTGAGCTGGAGCTGAAGTTACGTCATAAAAGTCTCTAGCAAATTTGGTACTAGCATTAGCACCAAGTAAAGTTCCTTCTGGATTATCTACTGTAAATAAATCTTTTGTTTGTGATGCATCACCTTTGCGTGCATCTCGTCTTTCTTGAGTGTTAAGAGTACCTTGAGTTTCAGGTTGTTCAACAGCCGTAGCTGCATCCTCAGTTGCTTGTACCTCTTGTTGAGCAGTAGTTGCTTCTAGAAGTTGATCTTTAATATTAATAAGATCTTCATTTGTAAGCTCTTCACCATTCTCAAGATCCCCTTGGGAATCAATTGGCATGATAGTAATTAGTAATGTTTATTGAAAAGCAGCTCTTTTAGGTATCTCTAATTCTTCATCATCTGTACCTTGTTCAGATATAAACGCACATTGCCTTAGCAATTGATTAGTAGATAAACCTTCAAAACCCTTTTCTCTTATAAGGCAATTTATAAATGGATCACCTTGACTATATATTTCAGTTATTGATTGCAATTCTTCAGGTATATTTTCTTTTGGTATTCCATATACAGCAGCTTGTCTTTCTAGTATTCCTCTAACACCACCAACGGCTTCAGGTTTACCATACAAAGAAGCCATAGCTTTTAGTTTTGGACTATATCCTTCTCTAGATGCAAGACGTGTTATTTCTTGCATTACTTCAGCTTCACTTAAAAATACATTAGGTGTATCTAAAGCTTGTTGGATATTATTATCAGCCATTTCAAGTTTTACAGCTGTACTGTAAAGATCCATAGTTAACTTAGTCTCTGCATTTTTTCTAGTAGTAGATGGAGCAATTGAGTTCATATAATTTTCATATATGCCTTCAGTGTTAGTAACAAACAAACGTCCATCTTGCTCTCCTTGTGCTGGTTCTCCACCACCATTATTAGTCCAATAGGTTTCAACATTAATAGCAGCATTAACAGCAGCATTAGGATCACCAGCTTCAGTTAATCTAGTAAATTCTTCTTCAAACTTTTCAACTAACTTTCCTCGTACCGCGTTTACATGTGGCATTAAAGAACCCCGACTGCTTGTCTTCCAAAGTTCACTTTTGCCTTTAACAATTTGCTCTACTGCACTTCTTGAATCTTTATAGTTTTTATCTTCACGTGCTTTAGCTTGAGCCTGTGCTCTACTTAACCATTTCTTTTGTAGTTCAAAACTAGATCCTTCTACTTCTTCTACAGTTAATTGACCTTTCATATATTGAGCTTCAAACGCTGCATTATCAGCAATGTAAGAATCGAACGATTGATCTAAACCATCTATAAAAGTTTCTATATCTGTGTTTTCTTTAGCAAAAGCAAGTCTGTTGTTACCTTGGACTTCTAATAGATTTCTTTTAATGACTTCTACATCTGTACCTTCAGCTAATTGTTCACGTGCATAAGTTAAAGCAGCTTCGTTTTGTGTGTCATAGAGTTGATCTTTTTTAGTTCTATCAGCAGTTGCTTGTTCTTTTTCATATTTCAATATGTCCTTATGCATCTCCCCCGCTATAACAGGAAATCTTTCCTCATACGGTCTACCTCCAGCATCCATCTTCATTAGTTGCTTTACTTGATCAGTACTTACATCAGGAGAAACTTTGGAAACAGCAAAAGCTCGTTTAACTACATCATGTGATACACCTCCCATTCCATTATCAAATTCATAAGCATAATCTTTCCTATAATTATCTATCGTATAAAGTGTATTTGACTCATCAAGTGCTTGAAGAAGTTTGTCATTTTTAATTGATTCTTTTTCTGCTTTAGCTTTATTAGCTAAATCTGTTTGACCTTTAGTCGTAATTGATGTTAAGAAATTATCAATTTTTCTTCCAACAGTATTTTTAACTAAACGTTTGTTTTCAGTTGCTATTAGTGGATCTTCAATAGATTCTCTAAATTGTTTTATAACGTTTTGCTGTTTATATGGATCAGTAGATGCTTTATAAACTTCATCCCATCCTTTTGTGTACCATTGATTAGCTACTCCATTCATCATTCCTTGCATTAAACGCATCTTGTCATTTAATGAAGCAAAAGGAGAATTTTTTAATGTATCTATAGCAACAACATCTTTTTTTTCAATTGCAGTATCAAAAGCGTTGTTATATCCAGCAGCTCCATCAAACAAATATTTAGCAGCATCAGTATATTTTTGATCTTCAATTGGATTATCTAAAGTATATTTTTGTCTTTCTAACTTTTTATATCTATTTTCTTTCATCTTGTCAGATGCCTTCTTAACTGTGATTGAAAAGTCTGCTAAAGACTCAATCATTTTCATAGGCATTGCTGCATTTATTTCACGTGTTCTATCATTTTCTTGTTCGAGTTGTTCACGCCTGTCATAACCTCTATTTATTTGGTCATAAGAATCTTGTAGTTGCGAAGCAAAGTCCGCAGCTTCTGTAAAATTAAAAAAACTGTTTGTCATAATT